TCAAACGCTTGAGCGGCTATGGTAAGGATAGTGGTGTCGGGTCCTGTTGCCAGGCCCTCAAGATCAATCATTAGGTGTGCCATACATGTAGTATAGCAGATTTTTAAATCAAGATCAAGACTTGTATTATCCGATCACCCAAGTAAGCGGTTGACTTGCATCCACATACATTTTGAGTTCTTCAATTTTGGCATCCATGATGGCTTGCCCTTCGCTCTTCATTGCGGCACCGTTCAGTTGACCTCCACCTTGTGGTCCAGCAATGGTTGAGAACTTCTCACGTGCTTCACCAATGATCATTTTACAAGCACCCACCATGTAGTCCCGGATCCATTGTTGAATTTGGTAGTCACTGAGCAATTGGATTTCGGGTTTGGTTTGATATACCCAAAGTAAAACATTTTCGCCAGTGCCTTTTGGGTCTCGAATCAACTGTAATTTCTTGGTCACAGGATTCCAAGTATAGTTCATGTAGGCACCGAACATGCGTCCAGCCAGTTCAACATATTGACTATAGAAATCGTATGTGGCCAGTCCGCCTGCCACGTTGAAGTTCATGAGGTACACATTGATTGAGGCCTGTGCAAACGGATCAAAGTTTGACGCAAAAGGTCCAGTTGAGTCGCCAAATGTTCTACGAAAGATTTGACGCACACTTTGCACTTCCTGGGGCAAGGTATAGATGTTTAAATCACGAATCAACTCCATGAAGATATATGCTTCTTCATATGCATTTTGCGCACGTTGACGATACACACCCAAGGTACGCTGATAAGCGGCTTCGTAGTGTGCAGGGTCTAATTCAAGATCAATGATTTGATCACCCAGAGTTAGTTTGCAGTACTCAATAAGATTTTGCTTTAACTCGGGTAATGTATTTTGTTCAGCCATTGGGGAACTCCGTTCCCCCTTATTTACCAGGCCTTTAGTATGATCAAGTTCTCAGTACCACGGGCGTTCCAGGGCGTTTCTGTTGTGGTTAGATCCTTGTAGATCTTACGTGCGGCCGGCTTGCCTGCGGCTTGTATGGCCTTGATAACATCTGCTGGCTTACGCACAGTTTTTTGTAGTGTTTCTACGGTACTGTATCCAATCACGCTGTTGTTTTTGACAGTAAATGCCTGTGTATGGCTGTCTGCTACCAGGTGAATCAACTTGCGTTTCTTGGTATCGTACGCCCAGGCTTCGGCCTTATCTACAAGGCTTGCGGCCGGCAAGCCCTTGAGTTTGAGTTCTGCAAATTCCACGATGTGTTTGAACTTTGCGGCACGTTTCTCAGGAGGCACTGCCTTGACCTTGCGTGGCTTGCGTTCCACTTTCTTGATCTGCACATAAGCACCGCAGTCATTGATCACTGCTTCGCAAAACTTCACACAGTTACGCAATTGGATCTTGGTCAGATAAGAGTATGCTTCTACTAAGAGTGGGTCCTTGCCTTCTACTGCTTCTTCAAATTCGGCCAGTTTTCGCTTCCAGCGATTGGCAATTTCGCTGATCATTTGTGGAGCCACGTTCATGCCACGGATCACCATAATGGGTTTGAAGTCTGCTGACATTTTGGCACCGGCTATCATGAATTCGTCAAACATGCCGTCCAGTTCAGCCGCACACTCGCCAACTTTTTCACGAAGTCGATCTTGTATGTTTGGCCGGGACGGGCCTTCTGGCACCGGCTCAGATTCCACTTCGACTGTTTGTTTGCTGGTCAGTATTTCTTTGAGCAAATTGTCCAGTTTGATCTGTTCTGTTTCGCTCAGTTCCAGGCCAACCATTTTCATGCGACACAACCAGCCTGTGGTCAGACGTATGGCTGAATCCGGAATACTTTTTAGTACTCGCACATCTGCTCGGCGGTCCTGTGACTCCAAATAGTTCACAATCATTTCACGAGCATCTTTTTTGCCGTAGAAGTAATTGTACCAGGAAAATGCCTTGCTCAGAGCACTGATGCGATTTTCTGTGGGTTGTGTTTTCCACGGAGGTTCCCCACCCATGACATTGGTATCAGAACTACGGGGGTTTAGCAGTCGAACGGGTTTCATCAAGGCTCCTTGAGTGGCAATACAGTAATTATAGCACTTTGGGATTTATTGGTCAACCGCCCATAAATACTAGACTATGCCACGTCTAAGTCTATACCGTCCCAATCGAACCCGCGATTATCAATTCCTTGATCGCATCATAAGTGAGCAATACACTGTGGGTGGCCTCGACATTTTCCTGCACAAGTACATGGGACCGCAAACTGGCGGTGAGGATTCGGCTTTTTCGGGCAACGGTGACGCTACCCAACCCATTTATGACGCACTAAATCCGTTGAACATCCAAGACTTGCTGTTGTTGGAAAACCGTGACAGAATTTACGACCAAGACGTTTACGTCATGCGCGGTGTTTACAATCACCAGGACATTGACTTTGACCTAACACAATTTGGTCTGTTCCTTAACAACGATACCTTGTTTATCACCTTCCACTTCAACGACATGATTGACAGCCTAGGACGCAAGATCATGAACGGTGACGTGCTAGAAGTTCCAAACTTAAAAGATTACTACCCACTCAATCAGTCAATTCCACAGCCCTTGCCCCGATACTATGTGGTACAAGATGCTGATTATGCAACAGAGGGCATGAGCCAAACTTGGTTGCCACATACCTGGCGTGTGAAAGCAACGCCCATGACCAACAATCAAGAGTTCAAAGACGTGCTCAAGAAACCTGTTGTGTCTGAAAATATCTGGGATTCGGGCAATTTCTATCCCACAGGTTGGGTCACCAACTACAGCAATGTGTATTATCGTGCCAAACAAAATACACCTGCCGGCACAGACATCACGAACACTGACTATTGGGAATTGTATACTCCACAGACACAAAGCGACGCTTTTTCAACTCGCAACAAAGACAATCAAATCAACGATGCAATTCTTACACAAGCAGATATCGAAGTACCTGCATCGGGCTACGATGTCAAACCCTTGTATGTTGTGGCTACCTTGGACAATGGCCAGCCGGCCAACCCAACTTCACTGAACAACACCAGTGGCGACACCGTGGACGGCACACAAGGTGGCATGAATGTCACCCCCAAAGCCGATGGTTACACTGTGGGTTACTTGACTGGAGATGGTGTGCCGCCCAACGGATTACCAGTCACAAGTGGTGTACAATTCCCGCTGGGTGCTGTGTCAGGAGACTACTGTTTGCGAGTGGATTATTTCCCCAATCGCTTGTTCCGTTACAGTGGAACCAAATGGATCAAAATCGAAGACAAAGTGCGTACCAATCTCAACAACGGCGTTGGCAACGATACTTTACGCTCGGGCTTTGTCAACAATACATACACTACGTCCACAACAGATCTTGGCAACATTCCGCAACGTCAGAGTCTCAGTCAGATACTGAGGCCACGTGCTGACAACGGGGATCAAAAAGGATTTCAAGATCCCAAGCCGCCACCAGACACACAACCGGGCCAGAAATCGAGTTAATCATGAGTCAAATGTTCTTCTACGACGCACAAATCCGACGTTTCCTGTTGCAGTTCACACGAATTGTCAGTAACTTTCAAATTGAATATGGCAACGAAACTGACGGGGTGAACAATGCCGCACTTATACGTGTGCCTGTTCGCTATGGTGATGCCAGCCGCAATGCACAGGTTATCATTCAAGAGAACAGCCGCAACTCCATGCCGGCGTCACCACTCATGACTTTTTATGTGAGCAGTTTGGACTATGATCGTCCCAGAATGCAAGAGCCCTATCATGTGAGCAAACTCAATGTTCGACAGCGCACTTATGATACTGAAACTGACAGTTACGAAACCACTCAAGGCAATGCTTTTACTATAGAACGACTCATGCCAGTGCCTTACAAACTGGGCATTACCTTGGACATTTGGACATCAAACACCAATCAAAAAATGCAGTTGTTGGAACAGATATTGACTTTGTTCAATCCCAGTCTAGAAGTGCAAAGTACCGACAACTTTATTGACTGGACCAGTCTGAGTGTGGTTGATCTAGAGTCAGTGACCTGGACTTCAAGAACTGTGCCAATTGGCACAGAAAATCCCATTGACATGGCCACCATCAAGTTCAGTTTGCCAATTTGGATTAGTTCGCCAGCCAAGGTCAAGAAACTGGGTGTGGTAGAACGTGTGATCATGAGCATGTACGATGCTCAAGGCGATCTCAGCAATGCTGTGTCTGACAATGACCTCCTGTTGGGCACCAGAGTTATTGTTACTCCGTGGAACTATGAAGTTGTGGTGATCGGCAATCAAATACAGTGCTTGCAAGATCGTACCATTGTGCCCAATGGTTCAAATGAAGATTTGAATCCCACCGCCATTGTGGCTGGCAGCAGTTTGTTATGGCCAGCAGTGATCAATGCCTATGGTACCCTGCGTCCAGGTATCAGTCAAATACGCCTGGATCAAGAGGATGGCACCACTATTGTGGGAACCATTGTTATAAATCCCAATGATGATCGATTGTTGATCTATGACATTGACCAAGACACAGCACCACAAAATACTCTGGCACCTATCACTGCCATTATTGATCCACTAATCTCGGGTCCTGGGTATGGACTGCCTGTGCCAGCAGTGGGACAAAGATATCTGTTGACCGAGCCCACTGGCAACGTGATCAACACCTATCCTGCCGAAGCTTGGTTGGGCGCAGTTGGCCAACCCTTGGTAGCAAGTGCCAATGATGTGATTGAATGGACCGGACTGTACTGGAAGATTGTGTTCAACAGTGTGGCACAAGCGGACACTGTGCAATATGTTACCAATATCACCACAGGTGTTCAATACGAGTGGAATGGCCAAATGTGGGTCAAAAGTTATCAAGGTGTGTATCCAGGAGGAACATGGAGTCTGGTGCTTTGAAGGCAGTGGGTGTGTGGTTCCGTAGCCGGGACACAGGACGCTATCTCTATCTACTAAGAAATGATGTCAAGCATCCTGGTGCTTGGGGACTGCCAGGTGGCAAGATCGAAACAGGCGAAACCTTGCTGGGTGGTATGGAACGTGAGTGTATTGAGGAACTGGGCTTCTTTCCCACATACTTGAGATTGATTCCGCTGGAAAAATTTACCTCAGCTGATTCAGCTTTTGAGTATCATACCTGGGTGTGCATTGTGGACACAGAATTCACACCCAGACTCAATCATGAGCACATAGGCTATGCCTGGATTGATGCTGGTACTTGGCCCCGACCCATGCATCCTGGCTTGTGGAACACTGTGAATCTGGATGCTGTGCAAGGCAAAATCCTGTTGCTGGAACAAGAATTCAAATCTTAGAAAGATTTATTGTTTGAATGTTATGCGGATGCCGCCGTTGCCAGCGACACCGTCGGTACCACGCACTCTACTGCCGCCGCCGCCGCCTGGAACGTTACCAGCAGTGGTATCATCTACGGCGCCAAAACCACCCGGAAATGCAATGCCTGCTCCCCCGAGACCTGCAACAAGAGAGCCGCCGTTGCCACCTGCTCCTGCGTCGCCACCGCCACCGCCACCGCTACCACCATTGGTTGGCCCGCCACCGCTGCCACCAGCAAATCTTATGGTACCCACAGAGTTGGCTGTAGTTCCACCGGCACCAGGTGTAGATGGTGCAACGCCATTTATCCCAAATGCCGCGCTACAGCCTGTGGTAGTGGAAACTGGTTGAATATTGCTGGTATTAACCCAACTGTTAGCAGACGCGGCACCAACAGAATAATACAAAGTTGTGGTGCCGGGAGTGACAGTAAAAGTGCTACGAGCATATGCTCCGCCACCGCCGCCCACACTTGAAGCATTGCTATTGGAACTACTACCGTTGCCACCACCACCGATGGCTTCAACCACAACGTTGCCAGCAAATGCAGGTGCCACAATATTACCAGTGCTAGTGGTTGTGACCAGTAAAGTATAACTGTTTGGAACATTAAAAAAAGCAGATTGAATTGGCATTAGAATAATCCTGCACCTGAAATTACAAATGTATTGGCTGCCACGCACAGTAGTGTGGCTATTCCATTCTGTGTAAGTGTACGATTTCCTGTGGCACCAGTACCTCCCAAAATCACGTTTGCACTAGTAGCTGGAGTTATGGTGATGTTGGCAACTGAGTTGTTGTACATGGTCACGGCGTTGCCTGCTGAGAATATGCTGGCAGGCACAATAATTTGTGCGTTACTGCTGATAAATTTACCGTTGTCAGTTATGGTCAGTGTATAACTGGTAGTTTGAGAGTTGATGGGTATATTGCGTACCGGACCAATTGAATCAAACATGTTGCTACCAGCAATGATGTTGCCAGCGGCAGATATATTGGCAGTGGCAGTGCTAGATACAATATTACCAGTCACAGATACCACAGCACCTGTATGACTGGCTGCGTTTGCAATTGTGGTGAATATTCCGTTACCACCTGTGATGTTACCAGTCACAGATACCACAGCACCTGTATGACTGGCTGCG